GTCTTCGACGGCCTTTTCCATCGCGCTGTAGGACGCGAAACGCTCGCGCAGCTGCGCGGCGCGGATCTCGCCATCGAGCTTCTGCAGTTCGTTGGCGACTTCGTGGCCGCGCGATTCCTGCTCGACAGTCATTTCGGACGCGGTCAGAATCGTGTCCCGCTCGGCGGTAAGCGCCTTGCGCTTCTCATGCATCTCGGAAATCTTCATTTCAAACGCTCCTTAGCCGCAGTTTGAGCCGGTTGATTCCGGCGTTGGTGTTTCGCGCTTCGGCACTCGTCTGCGGATATGCAGCGCCGTCCGCTTCGATAATCGAAATCTCCCGGAGATCGACGGAATGCAGGGTGCGTTCCGATCCATTCCAGGCGTCAGACTTCACGTAGAAACCGAAAGACATCTCCGTCATGACGCCTGCTTCCACCAGCGCGCGCACGTCGCGGGCGCGCTGGGTGTCCGGCAGGGTCACTTCGTAGGCCAGGCCAGTGCCATCGGAACGCAGCGACAGCAGGCCGGAAGCACTGTTCGCCAGAAGCTGGTTGCGGTCGTGCCCAATGAGCAGCGACACGTTGCGCCCTTCGATGCCATCGAATGCGCCCGGCGCGATGCGTTCAACGAACGGCTTGCCGCCATTCAGGCCACGGATGGTCAGCGGCTTGCTCGGCGCGTTGTAGATGGCGGCATAGCCGCCCAACTTGCCAGCGTCGGCGCGCAGCGTGCCCGTGCGGATCTCAATCATTGTCGGTGCCCTCCGTTTCAGGTGCGAACGCCGCAGCGGCTGCGCCGCCTGGCATCGAAACCGTCGGAGTGTCGTAGCCAACGAGCGGAGGCAGGCCGATGGCCAGGCGCGCGTCGTTGGGGCTGGCGATGCCAGCCAGAACCAACTTGCTCCACGCCGTTCCCTGATCCTTCAGGCTGCCGCGCGTAATGGGGCGCGTGTCGATGGTCACGTACTCGCCAGGCGCGCACAACTTGCGCGTGAGTTCGGCTTCCCATGCCGTTGCCCAGGCGCTGATGGCACCGTCGGCGTAGGCGCGCGCCGTTTCCGCCTGGCTGGACAGCGCGCCGCCGCCCTGCTGGAACAGCATTTCGGGCGGCACGCCAAACGCGCGCCCGATTTCTTGCACGCTGAAACGCCGGGAATCGATGCTGCTGGTGCTCGTTTCCTGGCTGATGCGCTCGGCGGTCATGCCTTCCCGCAGGATCAGCGGGCGGCTGGCACCGTCGGCCGTGGCGTGCATCGACTGCCAAGCATTGCGGATGGCTTCCACGGATTCGTCGGCCAGCGCGCCCGGGTGCCGGATTGCGATCTTGCCCATGCTGCCCGTCTTGACCAGCGCGCTGTGGGCTGACTCCTGATCGGCAGCCAGGCGCATGGCAAATGCGGACGCGTCCATCGGAGAAATGAACCACGCCGGGTTCATCGGGTCGGGGAACGCGCCAACGTGCAGCACCTGATCCTGCGTCAGCACCACGTTGTTGATCCGGTACTCGACGCCCTCTTCGGTCAGCTCGGCGACCACGGAGCCGATGGGCACCGGCTGCAGTTCGACCACCTGTCCGGTGTTGTCGCGGCGGATCACGGCGATGCCGTTACCGTCATTCAGGGCGCAGGACGTGAGGTATCGTCGGAACTCGAAGGAAGACTGCCAGCGGCTGGCTTCCCGGTTCAGGAGCGACGCCACAGGCGAATCCACCAGGGTGCCGTCTTCGCGTTCGATGTTGATCGGCAGGCGCGCGATGTCGGCGGAAATCAGCTGGATAGCGCGCACCACCGCAGGGATCTGCGTGATGGCAACCGGTGCCGACGCGGGTGGGGTGTTGTAGACCACCACCGCGTTGGAGTAGCCGAAGATGCGCGAGAGGAATCCCACGCGCGGCATGGAACAATTCTGCCCAGCGCCGTCAAGCGTTTATTTCGTACTTGCACTATCCAATTGGGCACCTGCTACGCACCAGCCCGGTGGCTTCGCGTACCTGGTGGTTCTCCATCAGGAAGGCGGCCATGTTTCCAGCCACCACCGCATCGGTGTTTCCTGCGCTTCGCCCCTTCACGGGGCGCGTATTTCCGACGTTGTCACGGATCAACCGCACGGAATTCAGGGCGGAACGCAGCACCGGATCGGGTTGGTAGAACAGTTGCTTCGACTTCAGCAGCGTTCCCCACAGGTTCCACGCCGGTGCCATCGTGCGGATGGATTGGTCGATGGGGATCACCGGCCAGCCACGGTCCTGCCACTTGCGGATGTCTTTCGCCTGCGCTGGGTGCGGATCCACGCCGATCTTGCGGACGTCGTAGGTCTGCATGGCGTCTTCGATGGCTGCGGCGATGGTTTCCATGCAGTGCCATTCGCCGGGCATCTTCCGCAAGTAGCCCTGCTCGACCCACGCGCCGATGGGGCACTTGCTTCGGCGTTCGTCTAGGGCCATGTCCATGCCTGCCCACCAGCAGATATTCCGCGCCCGGATGACATTACCGTCCACCACCATGATGCAAAGTGCGGTAAAGTCCAGCTGCGCGCCGTAGCCGCCCCTGGACAGGTCCAGCCCAATGACGGCTGGCGCGCCTCTCAGCCTCCCCCAATCGGTATCGACCATCTGCCTTTCCAGGACAGATAGGTCGATATCGGTTGTCGCTACTTCGTGGTAACGGCACGCCAACTGCGTTTCGAACTCGGCAATTTGGGCCGGATCACCGCTCTCGAGCATCGTTCGGGCGGCCAGCTCGAGCTGCGTCCGGTCGATCAGGACGCCTAGCGCCGGGTGCGCCTTCTGCCAGGTGGATGGGTCTGCCGCCTGGTCGTCCCTGTCCAAGCCGTACAACAGCGCCCACCACCCCGCCGGGAAGGCTTCGCCGCTGTCCAGGGCGCGTTCGCAGGCGTCCAAATACCCCGCGATGGGGCGCGTCCGCTGCTCGGGGTCGGGCGTCGTGATGAGCAACGCCTGGCTGGTGGCGAACTTCGCCAAGCCGGTGAGCAGGCGTCCGAACGCGCGTTCCATGCGCGCCACTTCGTCGGCAACTACCAGCCGCACCGTCAGACCGTCCAGTGCTTTGTCCGTGCATGGCAGGCTGGTGTAGCGGTGGCCGCCGTGCCGCACCTTGCCGGGGTGCGCCGGGCTGCTGCCGCCGGTGGCCGTCCATTCGGCTTCCGCCCCGCCAAGCGTCTGCGTCATCACCGCCAGGCGCTCGAACGTCTTCTGCGCCAGCCGGCCGTCGGGCGCGACGCTGGCGAACTCCAGCCGGCCAGTGGGGTCGCGCATGGCCGCCGCAATCAGGCTGGCAGCGAACTCCGTCTTCCCGTTGCCGCGCGCCATCGTCGTGAGCAGCACTTTCACCGCTGGCGTGTCGGTGCGGCGGCCATCGACCACGCGCCGCATCGCCACCATGAGCATGGCAATCATGCACTGAAACGGCAGCCACACCAGCGGCTGCCCTGCTCCAGCTTCAGCGCCCTGGCCGCACTTCAGCGCGAACGCGCGCGCCGCTTCTGCGGCGTCTTCGTCCCACCACACGCCGCACGCGTCCGGGTCCGTCCGGTGTTGCAGGTAGCGAACGCACGCCGCACGCACCCGAACGTTGGCCACGATGGCACCGTCCACCACTTCCCTGGCGTACGCGTCGGCCTGCTGGGCGCATAAAGGCACGGCCTTGCGGTGCTTACGGCGCGCGTTCGTTTTCGTGGTACCCACAGCGCGGTGCCCGTCAGGAATAGACCCCCCCCGGGGGTCGGGGGGGGGTGATTTTTTGGCCATTTACGTAAGTCCTTGTCGTTTCTGCTGTTCCAGCGCAGACTTGCGCGCGTGGCAGTCATGGCACCTACTGGCAAGGTTTCCCCAGGCGTTGGTGCCGCCCAAGTGCAGCGGGATTACGTGGTCAGTCTCGATGCCGACGATGCTGCCGCAATCGACGCATTGCGGATGGCACGCCTTGTGCAACTTCGCCAGCCTGGTCCATGTGCCGCCCCTACTGCGTGGCACAGCAACGGCCCTAGCAGCCTCTCCCAGCCCTCCGTTGAATCGGAGGCGCTTCACCCCACCGCCCGTCGTAGGACGGCCATTAGGGCATCGTCGTCGGCGTAACGCCATGCCATGATCCATGGCCCCCTGTCCTGCCTGCACAGCACCACCGGGATCAGCCCGTCTTCCGCATCCCGAACGGCTTGCTTCATCCACTTCTCGGCGCAACCCTGCCGTGGTGCCGTCCCTAGTTCGCCGTCCTGCAACATGGCGTTACGAATCGCCTCCACTCGGGCGATCAGCAACCCACTTGCATCGACCAGGTGAACCCGATCCGATCCGGTCAGCCGGTTGGTCCACCACTTCAACCCACCCTGGTAGCGCTTCACTTCGACGTGGATGGCGATGCGGCCCCCGTCCACGGGTTCAATGTCGGCGGTGCCGTCGCCACGCCGCTGGGCCGTGCGCCGCCAAGGGAAGCCCAGGACGGCTTCCATGACGACGCAGGCTTCCAGCTCGCCATTCTTGCCCTTGCGGCGGCTATAGGCCCCGGTGCGACGCGCACCGGGACCCATGCCGACGTCACTCACATCGTTTGTCATGGTGAATCCTCAATCACGGTGTGGATCCCGTGCTGCACCATTAGGCCGCGCGGTTCGCCTTCCATGCCGCGCTTGTCGAACCCGCCGCCGCACGTCACGATCAGCCGCTCCAAGAAGCGTTCCCGGTCGCGCCACTTGCGGTCCTGCTCGCACAATTCTTCGTGCTGTGACACAACCACGGCAATCAGCTCTTCGACCACGTCCACGGGAATGGACCCGGTCGAAATGCTGCGCTGAGCGCGCTTCAGCAGGCGTTCCCACTGCGGACGAATGTTCTTTGGTATCTCGGTCATGCTGCCACCCTCCCTACGCCAATTCGGAATGCCAACAGGGCCACGCGGTCCCTGGCATCAGTGATCGTTTCCAGCGCCGATGCAAGTTGGTCATACGGGGGCACGCCGGTATTGCCCCATTGTTCGCCCAGCCGCGCCCACCAGCGGCTGTGGTCGCTGACACGGATGCCCAACTCGGCCAGTTTGCGAAGGGTCACGCGGCGCTGGGCAGCGCACAGCCCTTCCACGTCGGCCCGTGGATGCCAGTTCCGAATCTTGCGTACGTCCTCCGGATCGATCCCATCCCAGTGTGAAACCACCCCCCCATTTGCGGCGTCAGCCGCTGGTGGTTCTTTGGTAGTTCTTTGGTAGTTAGGATCCCGTACCCTTAAAGGTGACGGTGCGTCACCTTTAAAGGTACGGTGCGTCACCTTAAAGGGTACGGTACCGTCACCTTTAAAGTGCATATCAAGGGTGTACGTCAGCGCCTTGCCGGTGCCGTAAGTCCTGATTATGCCCTTCGCCCTCATGGAGCAAATTGCCCGGCTCAGGGTGTTGCGGTGCAGCCCCGTCTTGGCGCAGAGGTGCGCTAGGCTCGGGTGGATCCGCTCCCCATAGTCAGCCAGCGCAATCGCCACGTACCTTTCGGTAGGCGTCAAGGCAGCCCCCAGGGCGAATATCTGCCCTGGGTGGATCCGCCCCTGCCCACTCTCGCAATTCTGTGATGCATCGGAGCGCCTGTTCTTTGAGGGTGTAGGCGTGTTCCCACTTCCAGGTGTTCTCTTCACGTTTGACCATCCTTTCGGTCTGCCAGCCGCAGACCCTGAACCTTCCATCGCAGTAATTCACCAACACGTAGGCGTCCACGTGCAACGCCGTCTTCCGCACGATCAGCCAGGGATCGGAATTGGTGGTTGTCTTCACGTCGATGCGGTGGCCCTGGTAGATCAGGTCGTGGCGCCCTTCGGTGTCCCGGTCATCCCACTGCTGTGGCATTTCCAAGCACTTTCGGACGCACAATTCACCGCCGACGCCGACGAAATCAACGCGCAGCTGCTCG